AATAATAGCAGTAAGTCTAGAACCACTAGGAGTACCATGAGTCACCAGCACATTACCACCTGGCAATGCAAAGGATTTAATAATGAACGTTTCTTCGATTACATCGAACAACGCCTTCTCATGGCGATTGCGGAACGAGAAGCAGGAACGCAAAACCTTAAAAGCGTAACGCAAGAGCCAACCCGGTATCGTTGAATCATACTTTGAATAATCCAACGAAAGAAAGCCCTGACTGTGCATCCTCAGATGCCAGACCAATTCCGTGATAGCATTATCATCTTTGCCAATCGCAGTGTAACTATAGAGCTTTAGGAAGTTGGTTAAAGGAACTCCAACCCTGCACTCTGTTGCATTGCTAAAGACATCGTTGTTCTGCACATCACGGCGTTTGTGTGTACACGTTCCAGTTCTTTTCCCTGTACGCTTGTCGTACGCACCGCCACCCTGAGTACGTGAGGCTTGAGCGAGTGGACGCATATAGCGGCCATCTTTTATCGCCTGATCTTCCTCAGCCATCAGGTCATCGAAAATTGTGGCCAAATAATCCCGCTTCTTTCTGAAGCCAGTTACAATTCCAATGTAACCTGCAGAGGTTGACCAATCTGTGACAGCATCGTAAATATCCTTGTTATTATGGTACTCCAACATGTGAAGTCCTTTCGGATACCTACTAGCCACAGTCTTAACTGCTGCTTGAAAGTTTTCATTCCAAGCAAAACTCGCGGGGTCTTGCCTTGTGAAGTACCCCACCTGGGTCTCTACTTGACTGTAGAAACCAACACTCCTTGAAAAAGGAATGCCATCTGGGTCCTTAAGATTCTTAAGGTAGCGGAGTTCTCCATTCACCATATCTAGCTTTGAAGCTTTGACATAGTTCTTGAAAACTTTCATAACCGGTCCATCGAAAACACGTCCTAAAGCATCAGACTTCAGTCGCTTTTCGTAATCGGCTAAGCGCTTTGTTGACCCAGATTTCGGGCAATGGATGGGAGATTGCTCTTTTGTCGCCTTCACCTTAGCGACCTCCTTTCTGAGACTCCCTCTCTAGTCACACTGACTGTGATGGACCTAGAGAAGTTATGGCAGGTGTGATCTACCACGGCAATCCATCTCCACCGAAAAGAAATTTGTAGGTCATTTTAATCTACTCCATTCTAACAGTAAAGACAG